AATGGGGAGATGTAACTAAGATCAAAGTGCCTACTAGAGGTAGCATTGATCTGTTAATGGGGGGCAGCCCTTGTCAGGGATTTTCATTTGCGGGACATCAGCTTAACTTTGATGACCCACGTAGTAAGTTGTTCTTTAACTTTGTGGATATACTAGAAAAGATTAAGCCAAAGTATTTCTTGTTAGAGAATGTGCGTATGAAAAAAGAGTCACAAGATGTGATCACAAAGTATCTAGGTGTTGAGCCTATAGCGATCAACTCTGCTCTTGTATCAGCACAGAATCGTAACAGATTATATTGGACTAATATACCTAATGTCACACAACCACAACAGAGAGACATTGTTCTAGCTGATATACTAGAGGACTTACCCTTTGATGAAGCACCCAACTACCTCAAGGGTACATGGTGTGGTAGAGTGCGAGGAGATCTAGTCAAGTCGGTTGATGATCCAAAAGCACATTGTCTTACTGCATCTATGTATAAAGGACAGATACCTACCTTTGTCAAAAGCAAGAAGCCTATACAAGTAGGCATGGCTAATGACATCAAGGGGTTTGATATTATCAAGAGAGTGTATTCACCTCAAGGTAAGTCACCTACCCTTACGACTATGCAAGGTGGACACAGACAACCCAAGGTTGCTATTGGTCGCATTGTCAATCGTAGGCTAGATGAGAATGGAGTTAGAAAAGATAACCAACTTGAGTTGCCATTCACTACACAACTTGAGGTTAGCGATAGTGCAAAGTCCAACTGTCTTACCACAGTACAGAAAGATAACGTGGTAGTTAGTGAAGACTATTTGTACAGAAAACTTACACCACTAGAGTGTGAGAGATTACAAACCTTGCCTGACAACTACACAGAGGGTGTTTCCAATACTCAACGATACAAAATGATTGGAAATGGCTGGACAGTTGATGTCATTGCTCATATACTGAAAGGAATAAAAGATGTATAAGTTTAAAATAGGAACTGAGGTTCAAGGAGCAGAGTATATTCAAGGTGATCTCATTTCAATAGCAGAAGGTAAAATAGTAAAAAGAAAAAGATGGAGTGGCGAAAATTGGTATACCTTAGATGTAGGGAAAGTCTTTTTAGAAAATGAAATAAGGGAGATAAAAGATGAATAACAAAATGACAAACGAAACACGATATAAAAAAGCATTGGTTAATATTTTATTTTATCAAGCAGTGGGTATGAATAAGAAAGAACTCCAACCTATACTTTTCATTGATGAAGAAGCTACAGATGCTTGGACACTTGAACAATGTCGTATGCAATACGTCAAAGACCAACTAGAATTTATTCATGGTGGTAATCTTGATGATGAGATAGAAGAAACTTGGAACACAGTATTTAAAAAGGAGATGGTATGACTAAGTTAGAGGAAGCTATGTATAAAGCACATAGGAGTACTATGACATCTAATAAAAAAGAAAATAAGAAATACCACGATTGGGTATACATGGCAGATGACCAAATAAACCATGTACTAAAATGGGTCATCATATTTATCTATGCTTGTGCTGCGATAGCAATTGCAAGTGATCTATTAAGTAAATTTTTATAAGGAGTAAAAATGTTTCACAGAATAGTAGATTTTTTTAACGTCAACTATGGCGAGGGTACAAAGTTTGACCTCGACTATGGTAAATTATTAATCATTGGACTATGCATATACATAGCCATAAAAGTATCTTAATTACAAACAATGGAGAAAGGAGAAATATCATGCCATTAGATTTTGTAACTAACCCTTTATTTCAAATAGAGGGATCTGACCTTGACTTCAAAGTAGGCTACAAGCCAACCAAGATGAAAGGCAAAAAGTATGTCATCAACAAAAGTACTGGGGATTATATCGGTATTGTAGGCGATGGCTTTAAATGTGCATCACACCCACAGTTTTTCAATGGGATCAAAGAAGTGATACAAAACAACAGAATGCCTCATGAGTTGAAGGATGCAAAGGTTAGGATATCCACTGCTAGGAATAATGCCTTTGGTCTTTTAGATATCACGTTGCCTAACGTGGAGCATGAGGTAATTACGAACAAGCATAGAACAGTTATCAATGAACGTATTGTAGCATTGCATGGTGTTGATGGATCTTGTTCTAATCAAGCTCATACGGGAGCTATAGATAGCTATTGTAGTAACGGACAGATTACTGGGGACTTCAATAGTATTATCATGAAGAATACCAAAGGCTTTGTTTATGGTAACTTTATTAGTAAGCTCAAGAAGGCTAGGGCAAACTTCGAGCTACGTTGTGAGATGTTGCAGAAGTGGGCAGACACACCTCTCAATGTAGATGGTAAGACATTCCTATCTAGCATCATCAAGTCTGAGAAGATGGTAGACAAGATGTATGAGTTAGCACACAGAGAGATTGCCAAGAGAGGTAAAAATGTGTTTGCTCTTTACTCTGCTTTCACTAACTACTCTTCTTATGCTGATAACCACAATGGCTTCACTCTTAGAGAGACTGGTCACGACACTAAGGCAGAGTCCATGTGGAAGAGAGAGCAAGAGGTTGCCAAGTGGATCAACTCACCACAGTTTAAACAATTGTTGGCAGCATAATGAAGACAGATAAGTTACTACAAGAATACTATTTATCGTTTGATTTCAACAACTTACGTGATGAAACTAAAGCACAATATAAGTATTTTCTTAGTGTAGCTATGGATACAAATGTTGGTACTACTCGCACTTTGGGTAGTATCAACTTATCTGATATCACTACTAAGAATGCTAAGATGTGTTACGAAAAATGGTGTGAAAAAGGCATACACATGGCAAATCATGTTGTGTCTGTAGCTAGAATATTAATTAATTATGCTATACATATGGAGTATTGTCATACTAATCCATTCTCTCATGTAAAGAGGAGAACTGCACCACAGAGAAAGGTTGTTTGGCAAAAAGAAGATGTGAAAAAGTTTTTAGATCATGCCTATTCTGATTTTAAATATAGAAGTATAGGTCTGATTGTTCACATGGCATATGAATGGTGTCAGAGATTAGGAGATATGAGAACATTAACATGGGAAAGTTTAGACTTGGATAATCAGAAAGCACATATCACTCAATCTAAAAGGAGAGCAGAAGTTTTTCTTCCTATAGCAGATGATCTTAATGATATGTTAAAGTCGCAACGAGAGGACTTTGGCTTTCAGAGGTATGTTACCCCTAGACCTAAACCAAGAAGGGGTCTGTACAAGCCTTATTCGCTCACTAAACTACCTTTCATAGGTAGACAGATAATGAATGAAGCGGGATTGTCTGAAAATTTACGATTATCTGACCTTAGAAGGACAGGTACAACTGAAATGGTAGATGCTGGAGTATCGATGGGCAATATCATGTCTGTAACGGGACATGCTAATCCTCAAAGTGTAAAGCCTTACATGAAAAATACTTTCACTTCTGCTAACTTTGCACTAGATGCAAGAAAAAAATTGACGGATTTTTAAAGTTATGATAAAAGACATTAACGTTGTCCGGGGGTATATGTTAGACTTAGATATACCTATAGGGCATACCAAGAGACTTAACTGTCCCATTTGTAATGGTTATAAAACATTTACTGCTACTAATAATATGGGAATGTTAGTTTGGAATTGTTACAAGGTTTCTTGTAACATAAGTGGTAACACAAGGGTACAACTCTCTGCTGATGATATTCGACTGCATCAATCACAGAAAGATAGTGTCTCTCCTCCACTCACAACCTTTGTGTTACCCGAATATATTGTCCCCCATAATAATAGATCAAAACTAATTGACTTCTGTAACACATGGAATCTAGACCCTAACAAACTTGATTTACACTACGATGTAAAAGAAGATAGGGTTGTGTTCCTTGTGAAACAAAACAATAAAATTGTAGATGCGACTGGAAGAGCATTAACATCAAGACTACCTAAATGGAAACGATACGGAAATAATCCCTTGCCTTATTATTATGGCAGTGGTAATGTCGGTGTTGTTGTAGAGGATTGTGTTAGTGCTGCCGTTGTTGGTAGTGATGCATTCGTCGGGGTTGCTATTCTTGGTACTTCACTCTCGGAAGAACATAAGGATTTTCTTTCACAATTCTCTACAATAATTATAGCACTTGACCCCGATGCTATGCCTAAGATTTTTGCTTTTGCAAAAGAACTGAGAGGATATGTAAAAAACATTAAGGTATTAAGATTAACTGATGATTTAAAGTATTCACGAAAACAAGATATAACTAATTTATATAACCTAACCCCGAAGGAGTAAAATATGGAATTAGCATTATTAAGAAGTTTGATGGACAAACAATTTTATGATGATCATAAAGGAGCAAGGTGTCCAGACAGATTGTTTAGTAAAGATTCAAGGAAAATTAAACAATCAATAGATTCAGCAATGGACAGATATGAGAGAACTGTTACACCTGATGAAATAGAAGCACTATTCATGACTAGTCATCCATCGATGACAACTGCACAGAAACAAGCCTACTCATTATTATTCAAATCAATTAAGAAAGAACAACCGTTAGGCAATGATGTAGCACAAGAGGTGTTATCGAAACTGTTCCAACAAGTTATAGGTGAAGATGTGGCTAACTTAGGATTCGATTACGTAAATGGAATACAGACTAGCCTTGAGCCATTGAGATTGTTACTTGAACAATACAATGATGACTTCACCCCGGATCTAAATGTAGAATGGGATGACATAAGTATTGAGACATTACTAGCTAAAAATGATCTAGAGGCTAGGTGGCATTTCAATATACCCCCACTCACAAGAATGATTAGTGGTGTAAATGCTGGACATCTGATTGAGATAGGTGCGAGACCTAATACTGGTAAGACATCATTTCATGCGAGTATGATTGCATCGCCTAATGGATTAGCACATCAAGGTGCTAGTTGTATTGTGCTTTGTAATGAAGAAGGATCACATAGAGTTGGTGCTAGATATCTAACTGCAGCTACTGGCATGACAATGCAACAAGTTAAAAGAGACCCATCTAAAGCTAGAGATCTATATGCTCCCATTAGAGATAAAATTAAAATCAAAGATGCTACTGGTCGTGATATGTCTTGGGTTGAAAGTGTATGTAAATCATACAAACCTGATGTAGTACTGCTTGATATGGGAGATAAATTTGCAAGGACACAAGGCTTTGCAAGAGCAGATGAATCACTGAAAGCGAATGCTATACATGCGAGACAGATAGCAAAGCAACATGAGTGTGCAGTGTTTTATATGTCTCAACTGTCTGCTGATGCAGAAGGTAAGGTTCTACTTAATCAATCAATGATGGAAGGTAGTAGGACTGGTAAAGCTGCAGAAGCAGATCTTATGATATTAATAGCTAAAAATCCACCCAAGCAAGAGGATGGAGATGTAGAAGATTTACAAAGGCATCTTAATATTGTAAAGAATAAACTTACAGGTTGGCATGGTGTTATAACTTGTGAGTTGAATTACAAATTAGGAAGATATGAATCTTGATTGAAGTAAATGTAACAAACGATATGTTTGTAAAGGCAAGAGAGAAGGCAATTGAAGTTGGTAGATTAAATAACTCCATATTAAATGGTGGTGGTAATCTAGCAGGTTTTATAGGAGAACAAATAGTTCTTCAAGTTTTAGGTGGTGATTGGTTAAATACATACGAGTATGATTTAATTATAGATGGACACAAAGTCGATGTTAAAACAAAACAAACTAGTGTTGTACCATTACCACATTATGAATGTAGCATTACAGAATACAATGCTAAACAAGACTGTGATTACTATGCTTTCACTAGAGTTAAGAAAGACTTTAGTGTTGGTTGGTATCTCGGAGCAATGAAGAAAGCTGATTATTTTTATGAAGCTAAGTATTTAAAAAAAGGGGAAGTTGATCCTTCAAACAATTATACTGTAAGGGCAACTTGTTACAATCTAGCAATAGATAAATTGAAGGAGAGGTTAGAATGAAGCTAACATTAGATGTAGAAAACACAGTAGTCAAAAGAGATGGCAAGATGCACTTAGATCCATTTGAGCCATCTAATAAATTAGTTATGGTGGGTTGCCTTGATGATCGTGGAAACCACTATCTATTTAACATGGACACTGAAGAGAAAAATAATGTACAAGAATTACTAGACAATACTACTATCCTAATAGGACACAATATCGCCTATGATCTAATGTGGATATGGGAATCAGGGTTTAAGTATGATGGTCCAGTCTTTTGTACAATGCTTACAGAGTACGTATTACAGAGAGGTATCAAAGAACCACTTCACTTGAAAGACTGTGCAGAAAGATATGATCTTGAAACTAAGAAACAAGACACTTTGAAAGACTACTTTGCCAAAGGGTATGCCACTGATGAGATACCTAGAGATGAACTAACTGAATATTTATTAGCTGACTTAAAAGCAACTCAACAACTAAGTGATAGACAGATTAAAAGGCTAAACAGTCCAAGTGATGCAGGCTTAATGAACACTGTAATATTTACTAATAGAGTATCTGTTGCACTTGCTAAGATTTACCGTAGAGGATTTAAAGTTGATACTGATACACTTGATTCTGTTCAGTTGGAATTTAAGAAAGAGAAGATTGAGATAGAGCAAAGATTAAAAGTACAAGTAAAAGAACTTATGGGCGATACACCTATTAATTTAAATAGTCCAGAACAAATGTCTTGGATTTTATATAGTCGTAAGCCAAAAGATAAAACAACTTGGATGAATAATTTTTTACATTCAATGGAAAAGACTGAGTTTAAACATAAGATAAATGAAAACACAGATATAGTTTACAAGACAAAGGCACATAAGTGCAGTGTTTGTATGGGATCAGGCTTGATAAGAAAGGTTAAAAAGGATGGAACTCTTTATGCTAGATTACCTAAATGTACTAATTGCAATGGGAACGGCTATACTTTTAATTCTTTGGGAAAAGTAGCAGGATTTAAATTTAATCCACCCAATGTAAAATGGGTTAGTGCTAATGGGTTTAGTGTTAACAAAAAGATGTTAGAGGTATTGCAACATGTAACTAAAAGAAATGACAGTGTTCCAGCATTTAATTTTCTAAGTGATATACAAAGATTGTCTTCTCTTGATTCATACTTATCTTCATTTGTAGAGGGTATAAAAACACACACAAAGAAAGATGGAATGCTACATGTAAGACTACTACAACATAGAACATCGACAGGAAGATTTAGTGGTGCAGATCCTAATATGCAAAACATGCCTAGGGGTGGTACATTTCCTGTTAAGAAAGTATTTGTTTCTAGATGGCAAGGTGGAAAGATTTTAGAAGCAGATTTTGCACAGTTAGAGTTTAGAACTGCAGCATACTTATCACAAGATAAAATAGCAATGAAGGAGATACAAGATGGTTTTGACGTACATGCGTATACTGCTTCTGTCATTACGGAATCAGGGCAGAAGATTACTAGGCAAGAAGCAAAAGCTCACACCTTTGCCCCTCTCTATGGAGCAACAGGATTTGGGAGAACGACTTCTGAAGCAAAATATTATGAACAGTTCACAAAAAAGTACAAAGACATCGCACTTTGGCATTCCCGATTGGCTAAAGAGGCTATAGAGACACAGAAGATAAAAATACCATCAGGCAGAGAGTTTTCATTCCCGGATGTAAAAAGAAGAACAAATGGCACAGTCACTAACTTTACACAGATTAAGAACTACCCAGTACAAAGTTTTGCTACTGCTGACATTGTGCCACTAATACTTATGGAAATAGATCAGAGATTAGATAAATATAATTCATGTATTGTTAATACGGTGCATGATTCAATTGTAATTGATATACATCCAAATGAAGAGCATATAGTCTTGGAGATAATTAATTACGTAAATAAAAATATGAAATTTTTCATAGATAAACACTACGGTATTGACTTCAATGTGCCATTATTATTAGAAGCAAAGATTGGGGACAATTGGCTTGACACAAAAGATGTCTCTTGATATAACTATAGAACTTTTAAAGGAGTTACAATGACAGAATTATCAAATATAAATGTAGATAACTACGAAGATTTAGCTAGAGCAATGGGTATGGCTACAGAGAAAAAGCAACCTAAAAAAACTAGCACACTAAATAGATTAAGAATTTGGCACTCACCTATTATGGGTAAAGCAGAGGTCAATGGTAAACTCTCAAATGTCGAGGTTGTTGAGGGTGGAGCTTATAGGTTGGAAGTTGTAAGCGAAGATTCTTCTTTTTATATTTTCTCAAAGAATATTACCATAAGACCTTTCATGCAGCGTTTCATGCTAAAAAGATATGTTGCAAATGCTGGTGCTAAAAGTGGAGAGAAAAAAGGTTCTTTCCACAGAACCATCATGGCAGATAGTCTTAACATTGATCTGAAAGATAATACAGGTCGGTTCAACTGTGGCAAACCTTCAGGTTATGTTGAAGACTTTCAAGCCTTACCTAAGAGTACTCAAGATTTAATAAGACAGATCAAGAGGGTAAGGGTCTTGTTTGGTACAGTATCTATGGATAATCCTGTAGATGAAAAAGGCATCCCTGTTGAAGGCTTAACAGATTCTCCTTTCATTTGGGAAGTTGACAACAAGGATGCTTTTAAAATATTCGGTGATATGTTTTCTGAATTATCAGAGAAATCAAGATTACCTATTCAACATGCTATGCATTTAAATGGCACACATGCAAATCAATTACCTAATGGTAGTTCATTTTACACACCTATAGTTGAAGTTGACTACACTGAAAACTTTGACATTAACGATGAAGATAAAGAATTGTTTGGTGAGTTTAATTTATTTGTCAAAGGTTTTAACGATTGGGTATGCAAAGAATGGGATTCTAATGTTCAGAAAAGACAAGGTGAAGTTAGTCCTGAAGAGATGAACACTGTAGAAGATTTTATTGATATCGATACAGAAGAAGTCAAGTGAGGTCTAACAACCCCTTTAAGACACATAACATAAGTCATCTGTCTCCCAGTAGCATCAACACCTACATAACAGATCCACCTCAATGGATAATGAGATATCTATTCGGGATAAGGTCTGTTGGTGGTGCGGGTGCTATTAGAGGCATTGCATCAGAGCATGTGTTGGCACAGAAGTATGAGAAGGGTTCTTTTGATTTCTTAGAACTAGATACAAAGTTTGTGGGTCTATGTGGCGAAGCAGGGTTTGATCTTAATGATGAGAAAGTTCAAAAGGAAAGAAAGATATTACCTAGCTTTGGCGAAGTAATAGATAAAAATTTTAAATATAAAAAATTAGAAAATTATCAAGAAAAAGTAGAAATACAATTTGATGATTTACCTATACCTATATTAGGCTACATTGATTTTTTATTTAAGGATACAATAGTTGATCTAAAGACCACAACTAGAATGCCTTCTAAGCCTACAGAGGCACAGAAAAGGCAGATGGCTTTATATTCTATGGCTTATCCTAAAAAGAAAGTGGATTTGTTTTTTGCTAGTCCAAAAGATTTTAAGAAGTTTAGTTTAAAAGATTTATCTTTATATAAGAATCAATTAGAAACGGTAGCACTAAGTATTCAGAAGTTACTGTCTCTGAGTGAAGATAAATACTACATAGCATCCTTGTTCTTTCCTAACGTGGATTCGTGGATGTGGTCTTACAAGGCTAAAGAAGATGCTAGTAGGATTTGGAAATTAAAGTAGTTGAATCCAAGTACAAAAAATCGTATTGCCAAACGTAATGGCTATAAAGGTAGTTTAGAGCATGGAATCGCTAACAAACTACAAATTTGCAAAGCTAAATTTGAATACGAAACTATTAGAATTCAATGGCAAGATTTGTGTTATAGAATATATACTCCTGACTTTATACTTGATAATGGTATAATTATTGAAGTAAAAGGGCAATTCAAAACAGAAGAAAGAAGAAAGCATATTGAAATAAGAAAACAACATCCAAACTTAGACATACGTTTTGTGTTTGGTAATAGTAAAAATAAAATATACAAGGGGTCAAAAACTACATATGCTAAATGGTGCATACAAAAAGATTTTCGATACTATGATAGGATAATACCTGAAGATTGGTTAAAAGAAAAAGGGGAAAACAAACATTTAAAGTTTATAAAATATAAAGAAAGGAAGATACAATGATATATAAAAGGAATCCAAACGCAGTATATATAGAGCTAGTGCCAAAAGTAGAAGGGACATATTGGACTGGTGAAGTAATATTAAATATAATAGCAGACCCTGATTCAAAGTTAGATGATGAAAGCAGAGCTAGTTTAATGCATCTATCACAGTTAGTAGCCTCTTCCGTACCTATAATGGATCTAGATCCTACACTATTAAATAAAATGGAAAACTTTTTAGAGTCTTTTGTAAAAGAAAAGTTTGTAAAACGAGATAAAAACAGTAATATAATTTATATAAATTTTAAAACTAAAAAGAGAGACAATTGTTAAGACATATAGAGTACATGAAAATGAAAGCAAAACAAGCAAGAGAACAGTCTGATCATAAGCAGACTATGGATATGGTTAATCATCCACCTCATTATAATAAAGCAGGAATTGAGACCATTGATGCTATAATGGCAGCCACAGACGGTGGATCTGAGTATTACTTACAAGGTAATATCCTCAAATATGTTTGGAGATACAGATATAAAAATGGTGTGGAAGACTTAGAAAAAGCACTGTGGTATCTCAATAAATTAATAGAAATAAAAAGGGATGACACGAGTTAGAATAATACTTACTTTAAAAGTAGATCACGAAGAATATCCAATACCTGCTGATGGTAATTTAGGTGCAGAGATAGAGGATTATCTAAAAGATATAATACATGAAGTTGATGGTTTAAAAATAACCAATTTAAGAATAACGACAGAGGAGATTTAAATGTTAAACAACTATTTGCCAACGGATTATCAAAACTTTATTGCTTTATCTAGATATGCTAGATGGAAAGATGATGAAGAACGTAGAGAAACATGGATTGAAACTGTTGACAGATATTTTGATTACATGGAAAAACATTTAAAAACAAAGCATGACTATGTTGTAACAAAAGCATTAAAAGAAAAGATGTCTGATATGATTACTTCATTAGGTGTTATGCCTAGCATGAGAGCTTTGATGACTGCAGGTATAGCTTTAGATAGATGCCATGTTGCTGGTTATAATTGTAGTTACATACCTGTTGATAGTCCTCGTAGCTTTGATGAATGCATGTACATATTAATGTGTGGTACTGGTGTTGGCTTCTCTGTTGAAAGAGAAAATGTAGATAAGTTACCTATTGTCAATGAACATTTTGAAGATAGTGATACAGTTATAACTGTTGGAGATAGCAGACCCGGATGGGCAAAAGCATTAAGAGAAATGATAGCCATGCTTTATGTAGGTCAAATACCTACATGGGATGTTTCACAAGTAAGACCATCGGGTGCAAGACTAAAAACATTTGGTGGTAGAGCATCAGGACCTGCTCCATTAGAGAATCTATTTAATTTTTGTATTAAAAAATTCAAAGGTGCAAAGGGCAGAAGACTCTATCCTATAGAATGTCACGATATTATGTGCAAGATAGGTGAAGTTGTAGTTGTGGGTGGTGTTAGACGTTCTGCTCTTATTTCTTTATCTAATCTTGGCGATGATCAAATGAGACATGCAAAATCAGGAGAATGGTGGGATGAACCTGAAAGAAATATTAAAAGAGAAGGACAAAGATCACTAGCTAACAACTCTGTTGCATATAAAGACAAGCCTGAGATGGGTACGTTCATGAGAGAATGGACTGCTTTGTATGAATCAAAGTCAGGAGAACGTGGTATATTTAACAGAGAATCTGCTAAAAAGAAAGTAGAGGAGAATGGTAGACGTAATTCCGATCATCAATTTGGTTGTAATCCTTGTAGCGAAATAATACTTAGACCTTATCAGTTTTGTAATCTAACGGAAGTTGTTTGCAGAGTTACAGATGATCTAGAATCCCTAAAAGAAAAAGTTCGTATGGCTACAATATTAGGAACTTTCCAATCAACATTAACCGACTTTAAATACTTACGTAAGGTATGCTATCTTCTT